GATTGGAGCAAAGAAGCCACAGCTGAGAATAATCCAGTTCCATCTAGCGAACAAAAATCAGCGGATGCAGCACAGTTTGGTGGTGGGGATGGTCCCGACGGGCTTGGTCCACCGGGCTCATATTCTAACAGTTTACGCAACAATAGCGACCCACCTGGTGGCGGCGACGGTCCTCCATAAGGGTGGGGCAATGCTGACTAAATATCAACATGGCCACATTCATTGGATTCAACACACAAAATCAGTATAAAAAGTTCACTCTCACAGATACTGACCTGATCAAACGTGATCTATTAAACGCTTTTAATATCACACAAGGGCAATTACCCGGGCGTCCCAGTTATGGAACCACGCTATGGGATCTGTTGTTTGAAAATCAAGATCAAGTTACCAATGCCGCTATCATGCGTGAAATACAACGTGTGGCATCCGGCGATCCACGAGTTATTATCGCAGATATAAATCTTTTTCCCCAGGAAAATGGCATCTTGATTGAATTAGAAATACAATTTGTGCCCAACGCCGATGCTCAACTGCTCAGTGTGTTCTTTGATCAACAACAGAGAATGGCAAATTTCGCATAAAAGCAGCCGTTTATATTTGCGGTAAATAACAGATAACAATGGACCATCATGGCACGCACCACTAGACAAACAGTTGTATTCGGAGTAGAAGACTGGAAACGCATCTACCAGACCTATAGGGAAGCTGATTTCCAAAGCTACGACTTTGAAGCTCTTCGTAAAAGTTTTGTAGATTACCTACGCCAATACTATCCAGAAACTTTCAACGACTACATTGAGTCATCTGAATTCATAGCCTTGCTGGATGTGATTGCATTCATGGGGCAATCACTGAGTTTTCGCAACGATCTCAACACCAGAGAAAACTACATAGACACAGCTGAACGCAGAGACAGCGTGGTTCGCTTGGCCAACCTAGTGAGCTACACTGCCAAACGAAATACTGCTGCCAGTGGATATCTCAAAGTATTCAGTGTGACCACCACAGAAAATGTTACCGATATCAACGGTATAAATCTTGCAGGTGCCACTATCACCTGGAATGATCCAACTAATTTCAACTGGGCAGAACAATTCACCACGGTGATCAATGCTGCCTTGGTAGATACACAACGTGTGGGGCATCCAGGAAATCGTTCTACCATAGTGGGTATAGATACCAATGAATATACTTTGAATCTAGTTCCAGGATTCTTGCCTGTGGTGCCTTATACTGCCACAGTGGACGGAGTAAACATGCCATTTGAGGTAATAAACTCTACATCAGTAGGCACACCAGGTACTGCACCGTATATCTATGAACCAGCACCACGGCCTAATGGTCAATTCAATGTGTTGTTCCGCAATGACTCTTTGGGATTTGACAGTGCAAACACAGGATTTTTCTTTTACTTCAAACAAGGTTCGTTGCAAAATCAAGACTTTAATCTAGCTGAACGCATCCCCAACCGCACAGTGAATATCAACATTGAAGGTGTAAACAACACAGACCGTTGGTTGTTTCAACTGGACAATGTGGGCACCATAACCGGTGAATGGCGATATGTAGAATCAGTCTATGCCGCAGCTCAAGAGCAACTGGCACCGGACCAGAGAAAACTGTATTCAACATTGAGCAGAGCCAACGACCAGATCACCCTTACTTTTGGTGATGGTGTGTTTTCATCTATCCCTGTGGGATTATACCGTTGTTATGTTCGTGCCAGCAACGGTCTCACATACATCATCAATCCAGAAGAAATGCAAAGCGTGATTGTTCCTATCACCTATGTCAGTAGATCAGGACAACTACAGACAATCACATTTACCTGTGGTATCACCACGCCGGTGAGCAATGCTCAAGCCAGAGAAACCTTGGATGAGATCAAGCAACGTGCTCCAGCCAGATACTACACACAGAATCGCATGGTCAATGGTGAGGATTACACAAACTTTCCATTCACACAATACAATTCAATCATCAAAAGCTATGCGTTGAATCGTGCCAGTATTGGCACCAGTCGTTATCTTGATCTGGTGGATAACACTGGCAAATACAGTTCAACAAATACTTTTGCCAGCGACGGTGCTATCTGGGAAGAAAATCTATTACCATCATTCTTCTTTACCTGGGTCACAACCAACGAAGTGGCCAGTGTGGTTGCAAACCAGATACAACCCATACTGGCCACTAATGAATTTACACAATTCTATTACGCAAACTTCACTAGACCCAATCTAGCGGTGTTGAATCTTACTTGGCATCAGAGCACCACTTTGGCCAACGAAACCACCGGGTATTTTATAAATTCACTAGGATTTCCTGCTCCGTTGGGCACTTACTCCAGCACCAATACTAAATTTGTCACGGTGGGTAGTTTGATAAAATTTGCTGCGCCCACGGGCTATTTCTTTGATAGCGGCAACAGATTAAAACTAGGCATACCCACATTGGCCAATGAAAGATACTCGTTCTGGGCCAGCCCACTCAGCATCTATCTAGATGGCACAAATCAGGGCATAGGTAATTTTGTCAATGGCACAGGACCTGTGGCACTGAACGTGTTTGTGCCCACCGGTGCCATACCAGAAGTGGTGATTCCAATCTTGGTAACCACCTTGTCTACCACTTTGCAAAATGACATCGTGAATCAGATTTTGCTGTATAGAAACTTTGGCCTAGGATATGACAACACCGGTAGTGTTACCGGAACACCATTCACTTGGTATCTGATTACCTCTACAAATCTAGCAGTTGATGCTGATTTCAGCTTGGCCAATGCCGGCAACGTATCTGGCACAAATCAAGATGCCTCCTGGGTGATACAAGCAGTGAACAACGGATCAAAATACACTGTGAGCAGCCGGGCTTTATCTTACAACTTTGGATCTGTATTGCAGACTAGATTCTTCTTTGAAAATGGTAATCGTATCTATGATCCTAGAGTGGGCAGTGTGATCAGCGACTTTGTGAATGTGCTAAAGACCAACAGTTTGCCTGATTCAAACAGTCCGCTGCCAATGGACATCTATCTCAAGATCATTGGGCAACCCGTGCAAGTGGACGGATTAGTAGACGACTTCCAAGTTGTTGTGAGCTATGAAGATCTCAACAATGATGGCATCACAGACGACCCCGATTTCTTCAACGAGATCGTGGCACCCGAAGTGAATGCCAATTCAAAATATGTGTTCTTTGAAAAGACCGTGGACTTTAACAATCTGCAACGCTATCTGTTGGTCGAACCGGGTCGAGTAAACAGTGACTATGCCACTCTGGACGCTATTGAAGCAGTCAAGACAGAATATGTGGCCGGTAAGATTTTCTATGCTTATACTCAAGTGATCAACACCGGTCCATTGGCTGGCCAAGTGGGTGCATTTTATCAATTGGTAATCGACGTGTATGGAGTTCGCAGTTTGATTGATGTGTCGATTGAATGGCAAGTCCGAGTGGGGCGTGGAGGATTGTATTTCCAATACAGGCACAATGCTCCACTGGCAGATAGAATCGATCCAGGCACCACAAACATTATTGATCTGTATGTGGTCACACAGGCTTATTATACTGCCTATCAAAATTGGATCACAGACAGCACAGGCACTGTGCCTGAACCTGATGTGCCTACTATCGATCAACTGACCACATCGTATCAAGGCCTTGACAATTACAAGATGATCTCTGACAACATAGTGTTAAACTCAGTTACCTTCAAGCCGTTGTTTGGGCCCAAAGCAGCAGAAAATCTACGTGCCACGATCAAGGTTATCCGTGCAGCCAACTCAACTGCTAGTGTGAGTGAAATCAAAACTCTAGTGGTAGCCAATCTCAATCAATATTTTGATATTGCTATATGGAATTTCGGAGACACATTCTACTTCTCGGAATTAGCAGCCTACATCCATAGGAACATGGGCGGCATAGTAAGCAGCGTGGTGCTAGTGCCAGTGGATCCCGACAGATACTTTGGTGATTTGTATGAAATACGATCTGCTCCCAATGAAATATTTGTCAATGCTGCTGGTGTAAGTTCAGTAGAAGTGATCACCGCATTGACTTCGACCAATATCAGAACTGCCCCAGGAAGTGGAGTGATTTAATGGCCACAACTAGAACCGTAGATTTTCTACCACCAATTTTCCAAACCAGCACCAACAGACAGTTCTTGGCAGCTACCTTGGACCAGTTGGTCCAGGAACCTGAATTCAAAAAAACACAGGGTTATGTGGGAAGAAGAGTCGGACCGGGCGTAAATCCCAATGACTATTATGTGGTAGAACCCACAGCTGACAGAGCAAACTATCAACTTGAACCTGGTGTAGTCAGTTTGGTTCCGGATACTGGCACCATAGCCGATGCCATCACTTATCCAGGTATAACAGATGCACTGGCACGCCAGGGTGCATTTACGGACAATGCCGCAAGGTTGTATACCAGCGACTATTACTCGTGGGATCCTTTTATAAATTTTGACAAGTTTTCAAACTACAGTCAGTATTATTGGTTACCCGGCGGGCCACAGTCTGTGATTGTAAGTGCAACTACTGTTCCTAGCACAGGAACTTTTGATGTAACTAGAACAGACACTGCGTATGAATTTTCCACCATAGCCGGGAACAATCCCGCAATCACTCTGGTTCGTGGCGGCAATTATAAATTCTCAGTGAATCAAGCACCCAACCAGTTCTGGATACAAGCCGAACCGGGCGTGAATGGCCGTTTGCCGTATGCCCCTAACATAAGCTCAAGAGATGTATTTGGTGTTAGCAATAACGGTGAAGATTCAGGTGAGATAAATTTTTCTGTTCCTTATAAAAATTCTCAGCAGTTTTATTATGATCTACCACTGATAGCCACAGTTCCTGCACCAGGGCAAGTGGATTTATTGACTACCACTCTGCAATTTGATCAGGTCAATAACATATTGCTATCTGCATTCTTGGCGCAAAATCCCATGGGTATTGATGGTATCACTGATCTCAATGGCCGCACCATAGTCTTTACAAATACCATAACTGATCCACAGGATGGTGGTTGGTTGGTGACTACACAATTTGATCCCTTGTTACAAATACCAAGTCAGAATGGATTGCCGGGCAGCTATGACAATTTAACTTTTGATCAGACCACGCCTATTTTGGATGTAGATACCAGATACAGCGTGTGGTTGATACAATATCAATATACTACCAGTGGCGACGTGATCCTCGAGCTGACATCAGTTACTCAATGTCCAAATCTCAGCAAGTTCACTGTGATGTTTGGAGCTGAATGGAGCAGCACTCAATGGTATCGTAATGCATCAGGATATTTTCAGCAGATACCTTTGCTCACTGCGGTGCAAGATCTATTGTGGTATCAGGACGGAACAAACCCAGACATATTTGGACAGATAAGATTAGTAACTCAGGAAAATTCAGAATCTATCAATGTGATCACTGATATCCTGGGCAAGAAAACATACACATCTCCAAACGGAGTGGTGTTTACCAACAATCTCAAAATCACATTTGAGGGCACCGTGGTCCCTTCAAGTTATCAGAGCCAAACCTATTATGTTGCAGGAGTTGGCACAGCTATACAACTATTGCCGGTAACCGATTATGTCACACCGGAAATTGTGAGAACTGCCAGTTTACCTTGGGACTTTGTGCCTTGGGATACCAGCAACTTTGATGGCACACTAAACGAACCCTTGGACCCTGACTATATCACTATAGCATTAGATAGTCCTGATCTCAATGCCTGGACACGATCAAATCGTTGGTTTCACGTTGATGTTATAAATGCAGCCGCTGCTTATAACAACACCACGGCCATGCTGGATAATACATTCCGCGCCAAACGTCCTATCATAGAGTTCCGTGGCGGCACAAGATTATACAGCATGGGGACTCAAGCCAAAGCACCCATAAACGTGATTGATCTGTCAGAGATTGATGCATTATCAAACATCAACGGCACCACAGGATATTATGTGGATGGTTATGAATTACAGCAAGGCAGTAGAGTTATTTTTGCCCGTGATTCAGATCCGCAGGTTCGCAATAAAATCTATGTGGTTAACTTTATCAGTCCAGCCACTGGGCCATTACCCGACAGCACACTACAAGCTGAACCCATTATTGATCTTGTTCCTGCATCTGACGCCGAATCATTGATAGATCAATGTGTATTATGTATCAGCGGTAACACATTGCAAGGTGTGACTTTCTATTACGATGGTGTGCAGTGGATCCAATCACAACAAAAGACATCGGTAAATCAAACGCCTATGTTTGATGTTTATGATCTCAACGGATATAGCTTGGGCAATAGTGGGGTTTATCCTAGTTCAACTTTTAGAATAACTAAAAATAATCTCGGTGCCATTGTTGGTGGCAGTGCATTGTTTAGCTATGCCTTGGGTACCAGTGGCATAGCAGATACTGTGTTGGGGTTTCCATTACGATATCTCAGCTTGAACAACATTGGTGATATTGTGTTTGATAATAATCTTTACACAGATACGTTTATCTACACCAGGGACAATGTTAGCACAACCAAAAACATCAGCATAGGCTATGTAAAACAGTATGCCAATAGAACTGTTTATCAAAAGGAAATTGGATGGCAACGTGCTGCGGTCAAGAGCCAGATCTATCAACAATTTAGTTTTATCTATGCTCCGGTGGCGATAACCGGATCCATTGCTGGCACCACGCTCACTGTTACAGCCCCACCGTCAGATGGATCATCTTTGCAGATAGGTCAAGAACTAAGAGGCAAAGGTGTGACCGCGGGCACACAGATTACCGGACTTGTTGATGGCACAGGTGGAATAGGAACTTACCTGGTTAATATTTCTCAAACTGTGTTATCCACTGCGATCACAGCAACAACACCATTTATCTTGGATGTGGCGGTATTGCCCACCGGCACTATTCCTAGCATTAAACTTTACGCCACAAGCATTTCACAGAATTACAGTAGCCTGTTCCAGGATCCTGGAACATACACTATCACCACTTCAGACTATAACACAGTGGTGAGAATCAATACCAATACTGAATTAGTGTATGGTGATATTGTAGAAATATTGGCCCTGAGTGATCAAGTCAGCAAGGTAGGATTCTATCAGATTCCTATCAACTTGGAAAACAATCCATTGAACAGCAATAGTCCATATCTCACATTGGGCACTATCAGGACTCACTACGACAGCATCGCGCAAAATCTTGTAAACTTGACTGGCGCGGTAAATGGTGCCAACAACTCTAGAGACCTGGGCAACATTGTTCCTTACGGATTGATCGTGTTGCAACAAAGTTCGCCCATGACACTGGCTGGATATTTCCTACGCGAGCCCGACTACAATATTTTTGCTTCACTGGAATACAATTCAAGAGAATATCAAAAATTCAAAGCACAGTTTTTGAATCAGGCCGCCACCGGTGATTATGTAAACATGACCATTCCAGAGATACTAAATGCAGTATTCTCTGAGATCAATATCGCACGCAACAGCTCAAACCCATTCTATTGGTCGGACATGTTGCCCATTGGCACAGTCTACAAACCATATCAGACCACCGTCACTCCAATCACCACACAGGTATTTGATCTCACACAGGTATACAATTATAAATCAGCCAACTATCAGGCCTTGCTGGTATACCTCAGTGGTTCTTATACCAATGGTGAAAGTAGTCTGTTGACTCGAGGTGTTGAATACATAGTTAGTACTGATGCTCCTACCATTACTATCCTAGTTCCACTGGCTGTGGGTGATGTTGTTACCATACAAGAATATGAAGCAACCTACGGCAGCTATGTTCCTAATACTCCTACCAAATTAGGATTGTATCCTGCTTATGTGCCAGAAATCTTTTTGGATACCACATACGTAGAACCAATTTTTGTGATCCGTGGGCACGATGGGTCAATAACCAGAGCATTCAATGATTTCCGTGATGAGTTGTTGTTGGAATATGAAACTAGGATCTACAATAATCTAAAACTAGATGGTAATCCTATACCGCTCACCACAGCAGAAGTCATACCAGGCCAATTCCGCACCACTGACTATTCTTTGCTGGAGATACAAGACATATTGAATCAAGATTTCTTGGCCTGGGTGGGCTGGAACAAACTAGATTACAAATCTCAAGATTACATAAAGACCAATCAGTTCACTTGGAATTATTCCACAGCGGCAAACAAACTCACTGATAATCAACCCTTGGCTGTTGGCGCTTGGAGAGGTATCTATAACTATTTCTACGACACGATCTATCCTACCACACGACCTTGGGAGATGTTGGGTTTCAGTGAAATGCCCATATGGTGGATGAACGAATACGGACCACCACCTTATACATCTGGCAACTTGGTGTTGTGGGGCGATCTTGCAGCAGGCCTGGTTCGCGACCCGGTAGCAAATTACATACGTCCCGAGTATGTGCGATCGGGATTATTAAATGTAATACCTGCGAGTAGTGAAGGCGAATTGCTGAGTCCTATGCAAAGTGTGGTGGCTAATTTTAACAGCAATGATTTCCAAAAGAGTTGGATAGCCGGTGATGATGGTCCTGTGGAAAATGCCTGGAGAACTTCGAGCGCATATCCTTTTGCTATCATGCGATTGTTGGCATTGACTCGCCCTGCAGAATTCTTCTCATTGTTTGCGGACCGAGATCTTTATAGATTTGACACAGACTACAATCAATATCTATACAACCAGCGTTATAGATTAGATGCCAATGGCATAGAAGTCTATGGCAACGGAACCAGCAAGGCCAGCTACATTGATTGGATAGTGGATTTCAACAGACAACGCGGTATCAATTCCACCGACGCTCTCACTGTTGACCTCAAGAATCTTGATGTGAGATTGTGCTATAGACTGGCCAGTTTTTCTGCCAAGAACCTCTTGGGCGTTTACACAGAACAAAGCAGTCCCAATAGCTCAAATTCCAGTTTGTTGTTGCCCGATAACAGTTACAATCTATTGTTTTACAAAAATGTTCCTTTTGGTGAACTCACGTATTCAAGTGTGATTGTTCAGGTAACTGAAACAGGATGGCAAGTATTTGGTTACGACCAGAGTCGGCCATATTTCAATATTTTACAAAGCCGTGTGACCGGTGTCCTGGCCGAAATATCAGCAGGCGGCAGCACAGTTCGTGTTCCGGTGGAATATACCGACAACGTGGTGCAAATTCCGTATGCATACCAGTTTGTGAATCGAACCTTGGTGGTTGATTTCTTGTTGAGCTATGGCGCTCTGTTGCAACAACAGGGCATGATATTTAAGAATCTTGAAAATGGATATGTGTTGGACTGGAACCAAATGGCCAGCGAGTTCTTGTATTGGAGTAACCAAGGTTGGGCACCCGGATCAATCATCAATCTCAACCCAAATGCCAGCCAGTTCTTGGTAGAAAAACCCGGCGCTATCGTGGAAAGTATCGCGGCACAGACTGTGGAGAACATGATCCTCACAGCCAATGGAACTCAATACAATGCTAGAGATCTTGTGATTGACCGAGTGGATAATTTGTTCAGCGTGACCAGCATCAGCAGAGAAACTATCAATTTCCTTAACATCAAGTTCACCAGCTACGAAAGTATGATCGTGTTGGATAATACAAGTATTTTCAACGACTTGATTTATAATCCTGTCACTGGTGCTAGACAGAGTCGTATAAGACTGGTTGGATGGAATACCACTGGCTGGAACGGTCAATTAAATGCTCCGGGCTTTATCTTGAATCAAGACAATATCAAGCCTTGGGATCCGTTGAAGAAATATTCTCGCGGCGAGATAGTAAAATGGAAAAACACTTATTACAGCGCGTTAGACATAGTTCAACCTTCTAGAAAATTTGAAATCACCAACTGGGTGGTATCGGACTATACACGCATTCAACAAGGCTTGTTGCCCAACGCAGCCAACAAGAGCGACCAGCTAGCCAACAGTTACAATGTGTATACTGCCAATCTCGAACTCAACCAGGATCTATTTTCTTATGCATTGATTGGATGGAAGCCAAGACAATACATGGTAAATCTAGAATTGGATTCTACCAGTCAGGTGCAACTGTATCAACAATTCCTGGGCACCAAAGGAAGTTTACGAGCAGCAGAGATATTCTCTTTTGCTGACTTGGGTCGAGGTGTGGCTCAATACGACATCTATGAAAATTGGGCTATATTGAGAGGCACCTACGGGGCAAATGCCAACCGTAGTTTCTATGAACTGCAACTGAATGAAGCATTGCTCACAGCAAATCCCAGCACCATACAAGTGGTAGAAACTGGCGAAAGCAGCGAAGCAAATCAAACTGTATTGGTAAGCAATTTGTGGAAGAGCAGTTACAAGATAACTTCTCCAAACATATTGACCACAGAGATCATGCCTCTTGCTAACACAGCATTGCCCAGTGCCGGCTATGTTAATTTTGATGACGTTGACATCACGGTGTTTGATCTCACGATTCCTATCAATTTGGATATAAATCTAAATGATATTATCCTGGGTGCCACTATATGGGCCGCCAAGATCAATGATTATGACTGGGGTATCTACAGGATCAGCACCTTGCCCGGATACCTGCGATCAGTCACTACCAATCTGGATGGTACCAGCGTGTTCACGTTTACTCAACCACACGGCATTTCAACAGTTGATGCGACCACAGCCAATCTCACATTCATAGTGAGATATTTTGCCGATCAGGTGGATGGAACTTACAAAATATTAAACGCTCCCAGCATCACCCAGTTGGTGGCGGTGTTCTCTTTTGCCAATCCCAATCAAGTGAGTGAGAGCGGCAATGGCATTGGGTTTGTGCTACAGACACAACGTGTGAGTCAAGCCAGCGACACAGTGAATTTACCTTATGCAAACAGTCTGATTCCGGGCAATAAAGTTTGGGTAGACAACAATGGTCTGGGACTATGGCAGGTATTACAAAAGCAAGATGTGTTTACTGCTGCCACTGAAGTCAAGGCACAAATCCCCATGACTGACAGTCTATTTGGGTCTAGTGTATCACAGAGCAATAATAATCTATATGCCATAGTTGGCAGTCCAGGATATGACTCAGCAGTTGGGGCAGTATACACTTACATACGAACAGCAATCAATCCATTGCAACAAAATTCCATTCTTGAATTAACTGGTGTTCCGGATGTGCTGCTGTTTGGTTGGGCAGTGAGCGTGGGTGACCAAACTTGGCAAGTGGTAGGTGCTCCGGCCAGTCACAATGACAGTGGTTATGCAGCGGTATACTACAGAAGACCCGGATCAAATGACTTTACTAACACAGCATTGCTCACGGCTCCTGATCTAGTAGATGTGTCGTTGCCGGCAGAATTTGGTTACAGTGTTGCCATCAGTCGCGACGAACATTGGATGTATATTGGTGCCCCAGGTGTTAACAAAGTGTTTGCATATGGATTGGTTGAGGTTCAATCTCAAACAGTATCATATGTGACCGACGGAACCACTGCTATTTACAACTACAGTGACAGCATCGTAGTTGATCCAGCGTATGTTGGTCAGCTTACTGTGGTGTTGAACAACCAGCTGCTGAATTATGGATCAGACTATACACAGACCGCCACAAACATTGTGCTTAATTCGATTCCGCCTAGTCAGTTGGGATTGACAATCAGTCGTAGAACTTCGGCATCATATGTTGGTGATGGATCAACTGATCAATTCTCATTGCAGGACTACTTATACACAGCCACCAACGTCTACAGCACAATAGTGTTCATAAATGGCGTCACACAGCGACCAAATATTGACTATCAATATCTATCAGATGACAGCACCTATGGGCATGCCATACTATTTTTCAATACGCCATCGATAGGTGCCAACATCATTGTGACTGCCAACAGTTACTATGAATTGACTGATACTATAGAATTTACTGTTCCTGTTACAGCCTCTATATCAGGATCCACAATGACAGTGACTGGCACAGCCGTTGGTAGCCCGTCACTCACAATAGGCATGAAGCTGAGTGGAACCGGGGTAACAGTCACACCTGAAACCACAATCACTGGGTTTATTTCAGGCACCGGTGGTACTGGTACATACACAGTATATCCGAGCCAATCTGTAGCATCCACAACAATCACCGCCAGGTTGCCCGACAATGCTAGATTTGGGCACAGCGTAGCCTGCACCGTTGATGGCCGCCAGATCATGGTCGGCACACCTAATGATCGTTATGACAGTATTGCATATGCCGGGGCAGTATATGTTTACGATCGTTCTGTGCAGAACTTTGTGATAACCAACGCTTCACAAACATCTTATACGGTGGATGGTGGCGTGTTGGTTGGCCCTACTTTTGTGTCTTTGAACAGTGAATTCTTGGTCAACACACAAAACAACATAGGTGGAACATTCTCTGTGGATGGCGCCACGGTCATGATTGACACGCCATTGGCAGTGGGTGATGTTTTGCAGATACAACCCAACACTTTCAATCTATTACAGATTATAAATGCCAACGCTCCTTCAAATTCAGCATTTGGATCAGCAGTGGACATCTGCCGATACAGTTGCAGTTTATACACAGGAGCACCCAATGATAGTTCTGTGTTGCCTTACGCTGGGTCGGTGCAACGCAATGTGAATCAAAGCCGGGTATATGGTATCACTACCAGTTTGAATGTGAACCCAAGACTACAGCCCGGTCAGAGCATACGAATCAATGATCAAGAAGTGATCATGAGTGCGCTTACTCAATGGAATATCAATTTGACATGGCCAATCAACACCATAGTGCAATATGATCTAGGTGTGTACCGGTCAATCAAAGCAGTGCCAGTGGGTGTGGCCATAACAGATACCACATATTGGCAACAGAGCACCTGGGTGGCCAGCCTAGTCAACAACATCAACTCATCGGGCATTGCCAATGTGCGTGCCAGCACTGGATTGCCCGGCACATCCACTTTTGGATTATTAACTGTTAGTGTGAAAAACATATTAGCAGCCGATGAAGGCAACAGACTCACGGTGCTGCCTGGCTTGATAGGCAACATGTTCCAACGTCTGGGTTTTGATACATTTGTTTATACCCAGACTATTACCAGTCCGGCGCCTGTATTGAATGCTGAATTTGGTTCAGCTGTAAACATTGATACCACAGCATTGACTTTGACTGTGGGTGCTCCGGCCGGCGATCTCTATCGTCCTAATACCTTTGACAAAGGCGACACATATTTTGATGGGCGCACAACCACATTCAGCGGACCTTTGTATCAAAGCGGAGCAATATACACTTATGATTATCTGCGTAGCTCAAGTGACTCTGTTAGTAATCCGGGCAAGTTTGTGTTTGGGCAACAGATCTACGATCAACGAGTTCGAGAACTAGATCGATTTGGCACAGCAGTAAGCTATACCAATGGAGTATTGTTGATAGGCAGTCCGGGCAGTGATTTGAATGACAGCACCTTGTCAGACTTGAATTACGGCCGCGTGGCTGTGTTCAAGAATGCCACTCTCACTCCGGCCTGGACAGTGATACATGAACAGGTGCCAGTGGTCAACACAGCATTGATCAATTCAGTTTACAGTTACAGTTCCAGGACTGGAGCAACTACCACATATTTTGATTTTATTGATCCACTGCAAGGCAAGATTTTAGGTGCCGCAGCAGAAAATCTCAATTACACTGGCGTGGTCGATCCTGCGGCTTACAATGTAGGACCCATAAACAATCATGGTCAAAGTTGGCTTGCACTACATGAAGGAGAACTGTGGTGGGATACCAGCCGGGTGAGATTTATTGATCCCAATCAAGACAACATCACTTATGCATCACGGCGCTGGGCGCAGATATTCCCCGGGTCAAACGTGATTGTGTATCAATGGATCAGCAGTTCCGTGCCACCGGCCAACTATGCAGGTCCCGGAACACCCAAAAATATCGTGAGTTATAATGTCGTTTCTGGAGTCAATGCCAGTGGGATGATTGAAACAACGTATTATTTCTGGGTGCAAGGAATCACCACCATAGATACTCAAGCCGGTAAAACTTTAAGTGCCCAGGGAGTGGCAAGATATATTGCCGACCCTCGTGCATCCGGAATACCTTATGTGGCATTCCTAACAGCCAGTGCCACGGCCATATACAATGCTGGCAGAGATATATCTGCACAAGATACTATACTCAGCATTGAGTACGATCGAGAACTAACAGACAGCAATGTTCATGTGCAATACAGTTTGATTCCGCAGAATCGTGCTGATGGATTCCTTCCGGACAATCTGTATCTCAAATTTCAAGACAGTCTTTGCGGAGTGAATTCCACCGGTGCCAAGGTGCCTGACGTCACTCTCAGCCTGGCTAATCGTTATGGGGTAGAGTTTAGCCCACGTCAGAGCATGTTTGAAGACCGCTTCCTGGCATTGAAGAATTATTTTGGTCGAGCAAATTCAGTATTGGCAAAATTTCCAATCACAGAGATCCGTAGTTTTGCATTGCTGAACAGTAGAGAACCTGAACCACCAGCAGGAACCGGTGAGTGGAACAAACGACTGGCTAACATTGAAGAACTCAGCTATCAACCTTTTGCACAGGTGCCTGTGGGATATCTATATCTAGTGGCCAGTGATTCTAGAGAAAACGGCCTGTGGGCCATATATCAAGTTACCGCGGCAAAAACATTTGCCTCATTGTTGTTGATAAGAGTGCAAAATTACGATACTCGAAAATATTGGGACCACATCAACTGGTATCTTCCTGACTATGATTCCAGCAAACAGATCATCGCCACAGTGGCAGTATACAGTGACCTTAGCAAGCTGAGTCTGTATCAAGCACCGGTGGGATCCAGTGTGCGTGTGACTGCCAACTCACAAAACAAGTGGGAAATATATTTGCGTTTGACCGCTGACAAATGGGAACGTGTGGGACTTCAAGATGGCACCATAGAAATTTCTTCCTTGCTCTGGGATTACAAAGCCGGCAGTTTTGGATTTGATTCACAGGTGTTCGATAGTCAATACTTTGATCAAGAGCCGGTGATCGAAACTCGACGTATAATACAAGCTATCAATCAGGAATTGCTGATTGATGAACTATTGGTTGAACGCAATCGTGCATTGATACTGATGTTTAACTTTGTATTGAGTGAGTTCTTGGCACCCAACTGGTTGACAAAAACCAGTTTGATCGATGTGGATCACACCATACGCGAATTGTTGGCATTCCAAACATATCGAAAAGACAATCAAGATTTTGTGGTTGATTACATACAAGAAATCAAACCATATCATGTGCAAATACGTGAATTAAATCTGATCTACAACGGATTGGATGATTATCAAGGCACACTAACAGACTTTGACGTGCCTGCGTATTACGACACCAATGTAATACCTAATCAATTCATCAGCCCGGTACTCACACCTTATACTGTGAGCACCGCCGTGGGCACCGGAACCCCTAGTGATGTCAGTGATGCTGCTGCTGACAGCTTGATATGGCAGGATCAACCTTGGAATTTCTGGTATCAGAATTACACCCTTGCAGTGGTAGGAGCCATAGTAGCAGATGCTGGTTCTGGATACACAGTGGCGCCTGTGGCCACTGTTACCGGCGATTGTGTGACACCTGCTGTGCTCACAGTAAACATAAATGGATCAGGACACATAACAGGAGTCACTATAGTTGATCCTGGTGTGGGATATATCACCACAGCAATAATAATATTAAGTGGTGGCAACGGCACCGGCGGCCAACTGGTAGCAGTCATGGCCGGCCCAGGGCAAGGGGAAAATACCGATACCACTGCGGGAACCACCGGACAAACACAATATTACAATTTGATTCGTAGTTTTAATCTCACAATGAAATATGATAGATATCAATATGCATCAACCATTGTGGATTGGGAACCAAATGTAAATTATGACAATGGAACTCAAGTTCGTTACGATAATAGAGTATGGGCTGCTGATAGTACTGATTCCACAGGTGTAGAATCTGCTATGTTTGACCCGCAGCAATGGCAGTTGGTCAATGCTGCCACACTGAGTGGTGTAGATAGAACCATGGGACTGTATGTTCCGTCTGTGAATGAGCCCGGATTAGATCTAGGTCTATTGATCAGCGGCATAACATATCCGGGCGTGCAAGTGTCTGCACCTACATTCAGCCAAAACACTGGATTTGATGTGGGTAATTTTGATATCAACCCATTTGATAATATTTCTTATGGTCCAGAAGGATTTCCTACTTACGATCCAGGTATACTGGACACCATATATGAAAGCAGTTTCCTTGACAGCTATCTTGGACTACGTGCTACCGACATCAATGTGGTAGGTGGCGAGTTTGTTGGGCCGTACGAAAGTCATGCCCCTGAAGAACTGGTTCCTGGGTCAGAGTTTGACACTTTGGACTTCCGTGTGTACACACGCCCTGGGGCAGATTGGGATACAAACGGGCACGGATTCAGCTGGAAGATCTTTAAATGGATATACAACAGCAATTCGGCATACACACAGAGTTTTGCTGGCCTTGTATTAGATCCGGTTCAGATACGTGTGACCAACCAAACACAAGGGCGAGATCTCATCCAAGGTGTGGCATATACTGTGGATTGGGTAAATCAGGTCGTAGAAATTATTCCTAGTGTGAGCGCACCCCCGGCTGCCAACGGCAACACTTTGGTTGTTAGTTCTTTTGGTATCGGTGGTGGCAATCAGCTCTACAAAAACATTTACAATGGCGCGGATATTGCGAATCCATTAAACATTCCGGTGGCGTATGTTGAAATTTTTGATCTAGTGATATTTGTCAACGGTGAGTTGACACACAATTACACATATTCCGCAGGAACAAATCGAACCACAAATATTGTTTTTGATAGCACATACACTTCAACTGATGAAATAAACATCACAGCCATTGGAGATACTGATGGATCGTTACCATACACCTGGTCCACACCGCAAACACAATATTTTGTGAGTTTGGGGCAATTGGATTACATGCTGGACAATTCCATGAGCGGAACCAACATCTCTAACTTGATAGTAGAGATCAACGGTATTCGCGCGAGACCACCCGAAGGTGCGATGTATATTGCCGATGGCAGCTCAGGATACGCCCTGCCTAATCGAGGCGGATACAGTTTAGCATTGGTAGCGGATAACGAGGTCCTTGTATATGTGAACAATGAGAAACTCACATTGGGCAGCGATTACATTGTAGAACCCTACACCGGTGGCGATACCAGATATGTAGACTTCACTGTTGCACCATCCACAGGGTCGGAAGTTTTGATCAGTGTGACTACCAAGGCAGATTATGTGATAATTGATGATGGCAGTAGCATAGATAACTATACCTTGGTATTCCGCACATCGGGCGGCTTCTATCCTATATATGGTGATGTTGTTGGCGTGACATCATGGAATGACACTGCACAACAAAGCATAGTGACATTGTTATGGCAAGGTCCGGTGGTTGAGGGCATAGGAGCAAATGAGCCTTTTGACAGCACAGGGTTTGATGTGGGCGATGTCACCGGCGAAGCAGGTAGCTTTGACTATACTGCCGGTATCCAAGTAATTGTAAATGATTTCCAACTGGGTAGAGTCATAACTGATCCCACACGCATGTGGGTCACAAAGAATGGTAAACGTATTTACTACAGTGATGATTATCTGATTGCGGGAGAACAATTGATATTGCACGGTCCAGTGATCGGCACCACAGACGTTGTTGTGGCTCAGTTGTACACTGACTCAGTTGTGCCTGAAGCCATGGAATTCCGTATATTCCAAGACATGCGCGGAATCCAAGCCACCTATCGCATGACTCCAAACACTACAACCGTGTTGGTCCAACCACTGTTGGCCGATCAAGACATCATTTATGTAGACAATGCCGGTGCGTTGACAAAGCCCAATCTAAGCATCAACGTCTGGGGAGTGATTACCATCAACGGTGAGCGTATCATGTATCGTGAGTTGGACGATGTTAACAACACAGTCAGCAGTCTCATGCGCGGTACAGCAGGCACAGCAGCAGCAGATCATGTGAATGGGTCTACGGTTTACAACATAGGAACTGGTAATCTTGCTCCTACTGAATATCAAGATCGTGTGGTTTACACAAATACACTGGGTAACGGTAGCACCACAACATTCTCGGCACCAAATATTGACTTAAGCCTGTTGTCTACAAGTTTTGCTGAACAAGCCATATTGGTGTATGTTGCTGGAATACGTGTATACACAGGTTATACCGTGGATTCAGTTGCACCTGCAACAATCACATTTGATCAAGCGCCCACAGCAGGATATGAAGTGTCAATTCGTGTGAGACAAGCATTAGGGTGGTATCAACCAGCCAATGGTAATCCATCAGATGGACGAGCATTGCAAATAACCCAAACTGATGCCGCAAGGTTCTTCAGAGGACAAAATTAAGGTAAATAAAATATGCAGCAAAAACAGCAGATTCAACCACAGCCGCCCCAACCAAAGCCTGTTGCTCGCCCAGATGAGCGCGGTGCTATCGCGGTTTCGAGCTTTTTAAAGATCTCGGATCCTCAAACCAAAAAAGTATTTGTGGAGACACGAGCATGATGATACCTATTCAAATTCAAGGATTTGTAAAGATCTTTGATCCCGTGAGCGGGGAAGTATTTGTGGACAAAAAGAATGCTATCCACTACGAAAATATGAGCGTGGCACTGGCCCAAACTTTAAGCAATAGAACGCTGGCGCAAGGTGGCGGCTGGATCTATGCAATGGCATTTGGCAATGGTGGCAGCTCTGTTGATCCCACAGGCGTGATTACCTATTTGCCGCCCAATACCACCGGCGCCAATGCTGATCTTTACAATCAAACCTATTTCAAAGTGGTAGACGACAATTCAGCAGCGGACACAGATGTGACCAACAATTACATGGAAGTGCTACACACCAGTGGGCAAGTGTATACTGACATCCTGGTAAGTTGTTTGCTGGACTATGGCGAACCGCCCGGGCAGCAAGCATTTGACAACAGCACCAATTTCAATGGTGAATATGTGTTTGATGAACTGGGGTTAAAGGCAGTGAATGGGGATACAACCAATTTACGCTTGTTGACTCATGTGATTTTTCACCCCGTGCAGAAGAGTTTGAACCGCCAGATACAGATCGACTATACTGTGCGTATACAGACTCTAACTAACCTAAGCACAACATAAATATGTGTAGATTAAACGGTAATAAATACCTATAAGATTCGGAGCAACCAACATGTCATATACAATCACTCTTACCGATGGCGCGATTTTCGCAACCATTCCAGATGGCACCATCAATACCACGTCAAGCATGACCCTGGTAGGTAAAAACTACGCCGGTTACGGACAATTTATCAACGACGACATCATTCGTTTGTTGGAAAATGGTTCCAACACCACCGCTCCTGGAGCTCCGCTTACAGGTCAACTTTGGTGGGACATCACAACCGGAACCATGAAGGTCTATAACGGCACAGCATTCAAAGTTATTTCCGGTGCCACTGCGTCAAGCACAGCACCATCAGGTGCCATCAGTGTAGCAGGCGATCTGTGGTATGATACCGTGAATGCTCAACTTAATGTTTATACTGGTGCTACCTGGATTTTAGTAGGACCGGCTTTCTCTGGCAACACAGGTGTGAGTGGTGCTATTGTTACCACAATCACAGATACCAACGCTGTAAGTCATGTGGCTGTGGAAATGTATGTTCAAGATTCTGTGATTGGTATCTTTAGTAAGGATGCTGCTTACACCCCCAACACAGCACCAGCAGGTGGCGGCTGGACTGGAAGCAAGCAAGTGCAGCCAGGACTCACAATGTCTGGATCAGTTGGTAATGTTTCATACCTGTTGCAAGGCACAGCTAACAATTCTAGTTATCTAAACGGGATTGCATCTACAGGTTTTGTGCAAACCACAACCAATCAGACCATGACAGGCACCTTGGGTATTCTCAACAACACCGGTCTTTCAGTAGGTCTCAACTCCGATGCTCGGATAAGTGTCACTGGATCCGACGTATACATG